CGCCGCCTCCGCGAGGGTGAAGGTGCCGCTTCCATCAAAGCTCATCGCAAATTTCTCCTTCGCCGGCCGTCGTCAACGTCTTCTCGGACGGATTTCCATCCGAAGGGGAGGTCGCGTTCTGAGCTCGCGCTCGAGGCGCCCCATTTCATTCGTTGCCAGGCGTGCGGGTGGGCTGCCCACCGTCGCCCGGCCCACCGGCGACTGGAGGAGATCCCTGGCGAGGCCAGCGCCGCGGGCGCCGAGATGCACGGCCTCACCCACCAGGCGCGGCGAAGATGCGGGAATCGCGGCGAGCGTAGCACCGGGCAGCACGTCGCTGTAGACACCGGCGGTAAGGGCCAACCCGCCTATCGGAGCCGTCGCACCCTGGATCCCCCGAGGCATCGGACTGCTCATCGACGCCCCTGCGATGCTGTCGATCATCGTCGGCGCGCCAGCCTTCTCAAGCGTCTCGGCTAACGACAGCCGCTTCCCGAGGTTGGTATTGACGTTGTTCCGCATGATCGAAGTCAGGGCGCGGATCGACGTGTCGGCCTTGGCCTTGGAGCCTATCTTCAAGGCGTGCTCGATGTCACCGATGAGCGTCTTGGCGCGCTCGTAGTCCTTCATCGCCTTTCCGTACTCGGGGGCGTTGGCGATGATCTCGTCCTTGATGGCGTGGTAGACGTTTCCGACGACGCGGCGGCCCGCTGACCCGTGCTCGAGCCCTTCACCCATATCCCAGATGCGCTGCTTGAGCGCGTCGAGGCCCATGGGCGTGTGGAAGTCCTCGGGCGCGCGTGCGCGCCACTCGTCGATGACATCGGCCATCTCGTCCACCAACTTGCGAACCGATGGCGTCACATCGACACCCTTGTAAGTGCCAGAGTCCGCAACCTCGCGGAAGGCTTTGTTGATGGGATCGAACGGAATCGGTTTGGTGTACTCGGCCACCTTGCCCATCGTGGCCTTGTAGGAATCCGATGCGGCCTGCTTGATCTTCCCCAAAGCACCCCTCGCCTGGGCCACAATCCGGTCCAGGGCAGCGGGCTCGCGCATGCCCTCGACGAAGGCCTCGCTGCGCTTGCCGCCCGCGAATCCTGCCTCGCCGGCGCGAACGATCGGCGCGCCGCCAGTGCCAGTCCAGGCGCCCAGCGGAGCGGCAAGCAAGTCCTTGACGCCTGGGATCGGGATGTTGGCGCCTGGGACGTTCTTGACGCCGCTCCAGACCTTTCCAACGCCCTTCCCGGCGAGCATCACAGGGTCGATGGCCCGACCGGCGGTGCCCGCGGTGCGCGCCACTTGACCTAGCACGCCGGGCAGTCGCGCGCCGGCAGCGCCGCCCCCAGTAAGCACAGCAGCGAAATCTCCAAGCACACCCACCGGGTCAGTCGCGACGGCGTGCTTGAACCCTTTGACGGATCCATAGCGGTCAGCAAAGAACCCGCCCACAGCCCGAGCCTTGTCCTCATTCGGGCTGTCTCCTCCTGGAACCATCAGCCGCACCACGCCATCGGCCACGTCGTAGAGCGTCCCGCCGGTGTCGATCGGGTGGCGCACGGCGTTCCACATGTCCGAGAAGAACTGCTGCCCGCTCGCCGGCACGTTGGTGATCGCCCGCTTGCCGACCTCGAGCCAGGACAGCTCCTGGTCCTCGATGAGGTTGGTGCCGGTCGGTGCGAGGAGGTTCCTGCCTGCCGGCGGCGTGCCCCGCTCGGGAGTGACGCGTTCTGCCCTTAGTCGGTCTATAGTAGCCCGCTCGCCGGTGCCCAACACCTGGAGTTGGTCCATGGCAGCCCGCTCGTCAGCGGCCACCGTCTGGTATCCAACCCCGGTGGGCGCGCGAAAATTCCTGTCTGCCATCAGGGTGCCCTCTCATGGAGCGCCCGCAGAACCTCTTCACGGGTCATGCGATTGACGCGCATCGTCTCATTGATGTCGGCCTCGGTGACGCCCTCTGGCACCGGGTAAGTCCTCGCTCGGCCGCGCTCGTCGAAGGAGAGCTCGAAACGTGCCGAGAGCTCATCCGCACGCTCCTGGGTGAGCACGGCATACTCACCAGGCCGCTGTTTCCCGACCCGCGCCTGGATCTGCTCGGGCGACCCGTGGACCATGTCGAGCCAGAGGTTCTGGATGCGCTTGATGTTGTCGATCTGGATTTCGCGCCGGCCGGAGGTGTTCAAGGCGCCGAGGAGCTGTTCCATCTTCTCCATCTGCGCGACGGGGATCTGGCCGAGGGCGCCGCCGGTTTCGGACGCCGCCTTCATCTTCATGATCTCGTTCACGCTGGTGTTCGCCAGAACCGACTTTTTGATCTCGTCGATCTGGTAGACATCGTTGGCCTCGAGCGGAATGTGCCGGAGCACGGCGCCGGTCATGCCGCCGGCCAACGAGGTGCCCTCCCAGAGCTCGAGCATGCGACCGAGATCCTCGATGACGGTGCCGCCAGCCCGCCTCATGTTCTGGACCCGCAGCCCCTCCTTGTAGAGTTTCGCCTCGGCAGCGACCTTGTTCTTCCCAATGGTCTCGATCGCAGCCAGCCGATCGTGCTCGAGCTTCTTTATGTCCATGGCCGCCTTGGAGCTCGGGTTCATCCCAGGCGGGACGACATGGCGAGTGCGGAGCGATTCGGGGAGGCCCTCGGTTCCCGGCTCGTAGTTCGCGTTGGGGCCCAGCGTCGATCCGCCACCCACGCTGGCACCCGGCACAGGCGCCGCAGCGCCCGGTGGAAGCGATCCAAGCGGGCCTCCGGTGGCCGATGGGGGCACAGCACTAGGCGCAGGCGCCCCAGCGTCAGGAATGGCCCCTAGCGCGCCACCAGTCGCGGTTGGTGCCCTGGTGGCGGGGCTATACCCCGGCCCGGTGGGCGGCCTCACGCCCGTCATGTTCATCGGCGCCTTTGTCCAGGTCTGCGTGTACGCATCCCACCTCGGGACACCAGCAGCCAGCGCCCTATAGGCCGCCGCGTACTGCGGATTGGATGGATCCAGGGTCAGCAGGGCGTTCTGGTACTGCGCCTCCATGCCCTCGCCCCGGAACGGCCCCTCCCCCTCCCCCGCCTTGGCGAGGGAGAGCTTGTTCTCGAAGTCCTGATTCAACTTGAATTCATCCCACCGCCTATTACTCGCTCGGATATCGGCGTCATGTTTCCTCTGCTCCTCGAGTACCGTGGCCGCGTGCCCGCGGGTAGCCTTGAGGTCGGCCCTGGCCGCGTCGCGGTCCATCAGTTTGCCCCCCAGGTTGCGCCGGGCCCATCTGGCCTCCGCGCCGGGGACGCCCTTGAGGTGTTCCATCACCACGTCAGTCGGCATGGTGCCAGGCGCCACCAAGTTGGTGTCGGGGTTCACCCATGGCTTCGCCCGCGCCCCTTTAGCGAACGCTTCGGCGACCCCGGCGCTACCGCGTTCGGCCTGGTTATCCTCCCATCCGAGCGTCGCCATCCGCAGCAGATGGGCCAGCCCTTGCGTGGTCGTCTCGGGGGGACCGGCCCGCGCTTCCATGTTCTCGAGCATCTGCGAGAATCGGTTTCTCGTCGTATACCCGCCGCCGGGATTTCTGAATGCCATTGTCAATTACCCCCAAAAGTCCAACCTTCGCCGCCGTAGGTTTTCCCCCCCAAGTAGGCGCCGGCTCCGGCGAGGCCGTAGAGGCCCTGTGTGTTTGCCCGACTGGCGGCCGCCTGCTGGGCGTAATTAGCCTGGTTTGCCGCGTTCTGCATGTTCGCCGCCCCGAATGTCATCCCGCCTATGTCTGCCGGCCCGATCTGACCCTGCGGCGTCCCGAGGAACGACGGCCTCTGCACCTGAGACCGTTGGGCGAGGGCCGCTAATTCATCCAGAGGTAGCGAGCGCTGCATCGCGGCCTCGTTGATTGCCCTGTCCCGCACGTTAGCCGCGGAGGCGTAGTCCCTCTCCATCTCGCTGCGGCCATATTGGTCGGCCGCGAGGTAAAGCTCGTTCTCTCGCCGGCCAACTTCGTCGATCGCGGTATTGTAGGCCTCGGTGCCGGGCACGAACCCCTGGTTCCCGAGCTGGAGCTCGGTTTTGGCGCGGTCCCGTGCAAACTGGGGCGCCAGCCTCGCGATCATCGCATCGCGCGCCTCCTCCCTGGTCCCCGCGTCGATGGTCGGCGCCGGACCAAAGGAACTGAGATCGAACGGCGTCTCAAGGGAACCCCGCACTTTACCGAGCTGCGAGGTGGCGATCTCGCCGTAGTCTTCCTTGAGAGCCTGCGAGCGGTCGTACAGCCGCTGCTGCCCAGGCGAGTACGTCTGGGTGACCGAATAGTCCGGGATGCCCTCGACACGTTCGCCGCCCGTGGGCTCGTAGGACACGCTGCCCTGCGGCGTGTCCTGGTCAAGCATATTGAGGGCGCGCTGCTCGAGCGCGGCCTCTCTGTTATATGTCGCCTGCAACGCCGCCGTGGCGCCGGGGTTGACCGTTACAGGAGTCGGTGGGCTCGGTGAACTACACGCACATCCCATCTGTTTTCTCCACTTCCATGACGTAAGACCCGCCGAGGTAGGTCATGTCCCGAGCGAAAAATTTGCTTTTCCTCTCTGCGTCACAGATAGAGAAAACGGCAAATACTAGGTCGAGGTGCACTCCCCTCGCGACGTCGCGCGCGGTGTTTTTCAACAATAACGCGGCGCGTGAATTGCGTTTGTCCGGTCTAACATAGAACCAGTAGTCACCCAAGAATCTGTAGGTTGAAAACCACGCCTCCTTGGGCCCAATACCAACCGATCCGATGATCTCGCCTTCGTCCTCGACGACGGCCGCGCCTCCGAGCGCGATGACCTCACGGATCTTGTCCAGCGACTTCTGGACGGCAACCGGGTGATTCGTGTTTTCCTCCGCCATGCCCAGCAGCAGGAAGAAGATGGCGTCCTCGTCGGGCGGAGCTGCCATCCTGACATTCACATCTGCCCTCCGCGGATATAGCGCACGTTCGTTGCCACCCAGTGGGGCCTCGCCGCCGAGGTGTCAATGCGGATTCTGGTTGACGCGGCGCGACCGTTTCCGCGCACCCCGCGCCACCCACTGAATACCTGGTCGGCCGCCCCCCACCGGCCGATTCCCCACTTCGAGATCCCCCACAGTCCCGACGAGACGGCCGATGCCGCGGCGACCCCGGTCGGCTGCTTCTTTTGAAAATCGACATTTAGGTCGATCGCGGCGTTCGGGTTTCCGTCCGACTGGAAGATAGGCTCGATCTCCTTGAACGCTTTATTGGTGTTAGGGTCTCCGAAGTACGAGAACGCCTGCATGCCATCGGCCTCTATGTTGGCCGTATTGTCGCTGGTCCCGTCGTCGAACTTGTAGATCACGCCGTCGTGGCCGCCGAAGTAGAGGTTGTCGTTCAGCATCCCAAAGCAGACGGCGTTCATCCCGGTGAATCTACAGGGGGAGCCTGTGATCGTATTGAAGACGTACTGGTGGCTCTCCAAAGACGAGATTGGCACGTTGAAGATCAGCATCGTCGCCCGAGGATAAAGAACCGGCTGCCAGCCGAAGTTCTCCCCGTACAGCCTGACGGCGGTATTGACGGCCTGGGATATCTGATCGGATAGCGCCACCAAGCGCGTCTGGCTCCGGTCCATGGTCAGGATGCCCGAGAGCGGAACGAACCCGTCCTGAGTGATCAGGATGAGGTCCGATCCGGCCTTTACGAAGCAGCGCCGCCCAATCGGCTTGCCGATGCGGAAGACGCCGACCAATGACCAGGTGCTGGCAGAGGCCGGGTCTGTGCCGGAGTAGACGATGACCTCGCCTTCGGAGGTGTAGAAACACGCAACGTCGTCCATGCCGTCGCCAGCGTCTCGCGTCCAGGTGGCCATCGCCATCAAGAAGCCGCCGAGGCGGGCGATACCGGCAAGGGCGAACTCGGTGGCCGCGCCGCTCACGGCGTTGGCCCCCAGATACCAGGCCGAGAGGCTGTCCTTCTCGCCCACCCATAGGCGGCGTTGGTGGAGATTGCCCCAGATCAGGTTTACCGCTGTCGGTCCCGTGATGGCCGTGGTGGCCCAGGTTGACCCGTTGTAGAGCAGGGGCGTGTCGGCACCATTGAATAGGCGGGCGAACTGTCCCGCAGCGGTGCCCATGTTGACGTGCTGCCAGCGATTGTTGGTGTGTCCGCTCGAGACGGCAGCCCCGACCGCGCCAGCGACCGACACGTTGTAGATGTTGCCGGAGTTCGCGGCGAAGAGCTGTCCAGAGCCGGTCAGCGGGACGTACTCGATAAGGGATTCGACATCGGAGGCGGCCATGCCGGTGACGTGCGAGCTGTGACCCCGCCGCAGGCCGACCTTGTCGGTGAGCGGAAAGAAGTTGTCCAGGATGATGGCGTGGTCTTCGGGCATATCGGCCAGGGACTCGCGCGTGTCCCAGCCGCCGACCGGCGGTGGCATAGAGCGTGTCGTCGCGGCGAGCTGGCCTCGGGGCGCCATTATAGGCCGCCCCTCATCGACTCTCGGAGCCTCCTAACAAATTCCAACTGCTCCGGCGTGCCTGCTCCGGCTGATGGATCGCCGCTTTCCAGCCGCGCCCCAATGGTTGCCATCTTGTCTACTGGGTTGGTGTATCCTTGCCTCGCAAGCATAAGCTCTTGCTCTTTCGTGAGGGTAAAGGATGGTTGAATATCAGGGTTCTGCTGTATGTGAAGACGGTTGAATTCGTTCCTCGCCACGGCCGCTATTTCATCTGGTCCCAGTGGTGAGAACGGGTTGAGGATCACCCTGTTGTCTTCCGTTGCCATCCCAGCAACATGCGGGTTCTTCTCAAAGAATTTCAGTTCACCTTGATATGGTGCGCGCTCGGAATCAAATACATCTGGGCTGCCTCCGAAGAGGCGCATGTAGGGTTCCTTCCACGAGTCGTCTACCCGGCTAGGCTTGGGGCCTCCCGCGTTCAAAAGATCTGACGCCACCGCTCCTAACCGCGGCTCTTCTGGTGCCGGTTGCCCTAAGAGGATTTCGGTCAAGGACGCCATCAGAAGTCCGATCCGTAGCTGGCTCGGCTGGGTTTAGGCGAGCCCTCGAAGTGGCGGGAGTTGAGCGCGAAGATGTCGGCGACGGCGGCGACCCCGCCATCGGCCACCTCGATATTGGTCACCCGGTCGAAGTAGTCCGTGAAGTCCCTAAGGGCCTTCGTGTACGGCTGCCCTTCGCCCGCCAGGTACTCGAGAATCGCCGCGCGCGTGAGGAGCTCCTCGTCGATCAGCGCCACGTCGGTGTCTATGGTGAAGGCGGCCTTATCCGCACCGCCACCGGCGGCGGCGCACCAGTTCACCTTGATGTACTCGAAGGCGCAGCTCACGCCGACAGCCAGGGCGGGCTGCGTGAGGATCGCCCCGCCTCGAAGGGCGAACTTCTTGTTCTGGGAGCTGAAGCTCTGGACCTTCAGCCCCTGCCACTCAACGGGCGAGACCGGGCCCGTGATCAGGTTGTTGGAACTACGATCCCAGAACGTCTCGGGAATGAAACGGTCGAAGTCGGATGGCAGCGCCCCGGTCTGCGTCTCGGCCGCGATCGACGTGAATGTCTGCTCTTTCCGAAGTATCTGCCAGTCATACGCCTTCTGCATCCACTTCCCGCACTTGTTGATGATGCGGAGAGCGTTCTGGGCGTCTGGGTTGGTGTTCGCCGCAATCGTGGCCGGCCGAGCGCCCTTCGTCTCGTCGGACATGTCGTGGGCGATCGTGAGGAGCGTCATCAGGGGGCTCTAGTCTGTGCTAACTGGCGCCCACCGGCCGGACGGCTGCTGCTGCACCTTGACGTAGGCGTCGTGGCCCTTGCCGGAGTAGTTCTTGCAAGCTGCCGGCGTGTCTTTCCAGCTCGTCGGTAGGAACCCATCGGGAAAGACGGCAGCGGTGACCACCATTCCAAGCTCCTTCGGCGCGTCTCGATAGCCGATGGTTGGTCCCTTGGCCACTTGGCGGCCCTCCCGCCCGGAGGGCGCTGCACCGTCCATCGCAACAGCTTCGGCTTTGGCAGGGGCTTCGGCCCCAACATCTCTGCCCTCGGGCGTGGGGCCCATCGCTGTGGCGTCGGCATCGGCGGCGGCTTCGTCAGCGGTCTTCCCCGGCATCTTCTTCGCTACTTCCTTTGCCACCGGACTCTCCTTTCTCCTGTTGAAATTGCGACTGGAATGAAGAAAGGGGCGGGACCGCCGGTCCCGCCCAAATCGCTATGCGGCGCCCTTGATAATTCCAAGGGTTACCAAGTCAGCCCGCAACTGATTGACCAAAGTGCGGGTTTCGTTCACCAGCGTGATCATCAGGTTTCGGTTTGCGGCACTATCGTAAGCGCCCGCCGTTGCCCCAGTACCCCCCGCTGGGGCGGCGGCACCCGTCGCGGCTTGTGCTGCTCCTACAGGTTGAACGACTGGGGTTTTTCCGAAGAACGCGCCCTTCTCACCAGATTGAAAGACATTGCTTCCATCGGTGTTGCCGTCGCCAAAGTTTTCTACTGTCATGGTATTGCCCTTCTCTTCGCGTTGATTTTGTCCTGCTTTGAAAGAAGCAGAATTAACGGCTACCTAATCTACGCGGTGCCGCTCAAGCGGTGTGCTAGCCGCTCATCTACCGTCTGGACGCCATAGAGGATGTCGAGACGCCACTTCGAGATGTCGTTGGTGCCGTCGTACACCGGGATGACCCGAACATGGGTGCCCTTGTACGATTGACGGCTGACCTCCACCGCACCGGGCGGATCCACCAGTGGCACGGTGACCAGAGCGAATGCGTTCTTGTGGAACAGCATGTTCTGGCGATAGGCCGCGGCCTCGGTCCCCACCTCGGTCAGCGCCGCGCCATCGGCGATGGTCGCGGAGATGTTCTGATGGGCACCCACCAGGATCGCCGCCGGGCGGATCACCATGGTGATGTCGCCGGTCGAGTCGCTGATGTCGGCGGTGATGACCCACTGCTTCAAGAAGTCCAGCGATGCCTTGGTGATCGGATTGACCGCGTTGACGCCGCCGATCGTGAACACGTCGCCCTTCTTGAGCGACGTCGCACCGGAACTCCACCCATCGGTGATCAAGTTCATGGTGTTCGTCGTCTTAGAGGCGTTGTAGGTCGTCTCCTGCGCGGCACCATTGGTCAACGGCGTCGAGCCAGTGGCCCAGTTCGTTCCAACCGTATGGGAGGCGACGTTCTGGGACATGTAGAGTTCGACGTTGCCGATCCGGCCCATCTGGCCCGAGCGGTACGCCGGCCTCACGATGGTGTCAGTGAAGAGAGAGGTCTGACTGCCGAGCAGCCCCCAATGGTCGGCCGGACACAGGAGCATGGTGCGATCTTCTTGCGGGTTCGAGTACTCATCGGCGCGCTCGGGCGCCTTTGCGAAATCCGCGAAAGAATTGATCGTCTGGCCGGGCGTCCCAACCCAAGAGGGCACGTCCGCGTAGAGCGCCTGAAGATCGACATCGACTTGGTTGGCGAGCTGGATCATCGCCGGCTTGATCACGCGCTCCGAGAGCTCTTTGATCGAGAGGGTTAGCTCCTGGGACGTGAACTCGAAGTCGATGCCCTTGCGCTTGTCTACGGTGAGGGTGAGCTGGCCCTCGTCGGTGTCCTGCACGTTCATCACGGCGCCGTCGCGGACGGTGAAGTCATGCGGGCGCTTGATGGTGATCGAGGAACCGACCTCGTACCCGTTGATGTCTTTGTTGAACTCTTCCTCGTAACCGCGAAATACCTTCTTCGCCATCACAAGATTGTTGTCCAACTGGAGCACCGCCGCCTTGGCGACAATGCTCGCGGTGAGTAGTGAGTTCGCCATATTTGGTTTGCCTTCTTAGATGTTTATCCAGGCAAGCCCAGGTGAGTGGCCAGTCTGCTCATCGGCATCTTGTCTGGATCCGATGATCCGTCGCTGGACGCGCCCTTCGCCTTCATGGCGGGGGCGGTAGAAGCCTGGGCTCGCGGTGAGCCGTTGACCGATTTTGCGGTCGAGGCCTGCATGCGGTCGTACAACATCGACTTCCAACCCATCTCGGTCATCATCGGGTTCAGCGCCCAGTTGTTGGCCTCGGCCTCTGACATGCCGCAACTGACGGCATAGGCCACGACCTCTGGGGCGTGTTTCGAGCTGAAGTCCTTGATGCGTTTGTTGAGCACGGTGCGCCCCTCGCCGCTGCGCCTGTCAAGCTCTGCTTGGTGCGCGCCATCGAGTGCCGCCTCCTGTGCCCCAACGCGGGCGACGATGTCCTGGAACAGGGCCTGCTTCTTTGAGATCGTGTCCGAGATCTGCCTGGCCTGGTCGTGATCCGCTGGGTTCGCCGACTGCCAGAGTGCCTGGAGGTTGATCTGTTGAAGCTGCCCGATTTCCGTTCGCAATAACAAACCCGTTGAATAAGTCTCGAGAGCTTCGCCGTTGAGGCCTGCCATCTTCTCGAGGCCTTCGCCTCGGGCTAAATTGGACTTGGCCACCTCGGCGTTCTGTTGGGACTTGCGAGTGTAATCGGTCCAAGTTCCCTTGACAAACTGGTCGATCTGTGTCGCAAGCTGTGGGGGGACCGAGTCTTTCGGCACCTCCAACTTGTTGCCACCGAAGTCGAACACAAGCATATCGGCGGTGGTCTCTTCTCCTTCTCCTTCGCCTTCGGCTTCTCCTTCGCCTTCGGCTTCTCCTTCGGCTACGGCTTCTTCCTCGGCGGCGGCCTGCCCCCCTTCGCTCTCCCCCTCGGCCTGGGCCTCGTCGGCCGCGGGCTCGGGATCGAGTGTGGGCGCTGCCCCCTCCGGTGCGGCCCCCGCCTTAGCTTTGCCATTGGCTGGCGTGACCGGCGAGCCGCTGTCGAGGGAGGTGATTCCATCGGCATCGGTGACCGTCTCAGCTTGGGCCGTGAGGGCATCCGCAGACACCTTCGCGGCCGCCGCGTGAGCTGCCGGATCGCCGACGATGGGTTGAGAAACAACTACGCCAGGAGCGGCGTCGGTTGAATCGGCCATGGTAAAGCTCCATCTTGGCCCCGTCTTCTGGGGCTCTGGGAATAGCGCGCCTCACGGCGGGCCATAACAATAAGGCTACTTCATGGGGGGCCGGCTCGTCCACCCCCCCCTGCCAAGGTGTCTTTGAGCGAGGTCACCGGCGGTGCCTTTGGGCTGGCAGCGACTCCCTTGGTCGCGGCAAGGCGAAGGACGGCCTTGACCACCTCTTCCAGCTTGCTCAGATCGTTCGGGGCGAGGTCATCGACCTCTGGATCGAGATATTGCGGCATTGACCTGATCCTCCGTAAACCCACGGGTGAGCGCCAAGTCTTTGAAGACCGATTCAAAGTCAACTTGCGATTTGTTGGGTGCCCCGAGTCTACCATAAAACTCCTGCTCGGGATACCAGACGGTGGCCTGGGTGTCGGCCAGGGTGGTCTTCACGCCCGCCTGATCGAGCAGCTTGACCACCTCCGCGAAGATGGCGCGAATCGAGCGCCGGTCGGCCCCGCTCCTCGGCTGGGCCAGAAGCGACTTGTCCTCCGAGACGCGCTGCGCGGCCATGTTGAACTTGGTGCGCTTCTTGAACCCGCTCTTCTGGTAGGCGGCTAACGCCTTGGCCGACATCTCCTCGAGGGCGGCTTGGTTGTCCTTGCCGCGCACTTGTTTGAGGGTATAGCCGAACCGCCCCACGTTGGCCTCTGTCAGCGTCCCGAGCAGGCGTTTGATGCGCTTCTCATGCAGGGCCGGGTTCGGCGCCGTGACCAGATCGCCACGCACCCTACCGATGGTCCGCATCGCCCACCGATCCATCGTGAGCGAATCCATGAAGCCCTCAAGGTTGGGCAAAAACGCCCCGCCCACCTTCGGGCCGAAGATCGCGCCGCCGTAGACCAGTTCGTCTTGCAGTTCGCCGCTGACCTGTTTGCCCAGGCCCATCGCGTTGATGTCCCGCACCGTGTATTTGGTGGTGAGGAACTTGATCAGGTCGGCTTCGCCCATCTCGACCGCGAGACGATCCCAGAGCCGGAAGGCGAACTCCTGGGCCGCTAGTTCCTTGCCCGATCCCTTCGCGGGCATCAGTCCTGTCCGCTTGTATTCGTCGTAGCCGTCCCACGCCAACTTCGCGTTCTCGCTCACCTTGGTGCCGTTCGACATGATCGCCATGATGAAGTTGAGCTTTGACGAGGCAATCGGATCGGTAAGGAGTTCGGGGAACTTGAGCGCGCCGATGTGGTGGGCACCGCGAATCTTGTCGCCGTACCACGTCGCCGCGTTGTTGGTTTGCTTGAGCGCCTGCCACGCCTCGTTGGCGATGATCTTAGCGATTGACGCATCGTCGCGCAGTTCGCCGCCGGTTGCCTCAAGGGTCTTGGCGTTCACATCGCGGGCGATGTCCTCGACCTTCCGTCTGGCGGCGGGCCTGACGTGCAACGGGTTGTAGTTGACATCCCCGAGACTCGAGGCGCGCTCGCTGTTCGACAAGGTGAGTGCGTTGGGCACCTCGGGTGGCCTGGTCACGACGGCCTCGGCCTCGGCCTCCATCCGCTGCGTGGCCTGGTCGAAGGTGATTCCCTCCCGGCGCGCCAGGTCGCGGGCGTCGTTGTCGAAGGCCATCTGGTTGATCCGCCTCGTCTGGCGGATGGGGGACAGCGGTGCGGGCGGCGGCGTCTTCCCGGTCAGGGGCTCGACCAGGCTCTGGACGAGCGGCCCGCGCCCCAACGGCTGATCTGTGAGGGAATCGCTGTCTGGATTGTAGGTGCCTACGTTGCCGATGGCCGACTTCACGCCCTTTGGATCGAAGACCACAACCTCTCGGGAGGCGTTGGCCGCGCCCACGTCCTCGGGCCTGTATTGAAGAACTACACCATCGTGGCCCTTGGCCTGGAGCGCCCGTGTCCATTCCCCTGCCGCCGCCCTGCCAGCCTCTTCGCCCTGGCTCATGGTGATCATCTGGATGCGGTGCTTTTCATCCAACGTCGCGTAGTACGGGTTCTCCAGCTTCCCGTAGACCGGCATGACATTCGGGTCGGCGGCGCCGCGCTTCAACTGGCTGTACATACCGCTCAGTTGCGGGTCTGTGGTCAGGTAGACGCCCTCCCCCAGCCAACCGACATCCTTGCGCCCAGGGTGGTCAAGATTGAAATACTCAACGTCATCGCGAGTGCCGTGATAGAGCGTCAGGGGATCGCCCGCCTCGTCCACCATCTTGCTGCCGCCGAACCATTCCTTGAACGCGGGCGTCTCGGTCGGCTTCGGTGCAGCGAGGCTCCGCTCGATCGGGCCCATCTTATCGAGCCGCCGGCCCATCTCCTCGAGGAGCGCATCGCCCACCGCGGGCGGCGGCAGCGGGGCGCGCTCGATAGGCTTCCCGCTCGCGTCCCGGCGCAGCACCTTGGGCCGGTAGCCTTCGGCCCAGACGCCGAAGCGATCCAGCGTGTCCTGGTCCCAGGTCACGATGTTGCGGGTTCCCTGGCCCGTGCCTCGGCTTCCCTGGTCGAGGTACTTGTTGCCGGGGATGCCAGCCTCGCGGAGCGCGTCGGCTGCGGGTTGAGCGCGGCCGAGGCGGTGCATTAGCTGCTCGCCGGTTATGTCATCCCCACTCCACCATTTATCGACAACCCTCTTCATCTGCTCATCGTCAACCGCCGGTCTCGATAGACGAGTTCCAGTGGCGTTCTCGCCTATTGACGAGAGCCGATACCCGCTTCGGCCCTCGCCCGTCTCCATCATAGATTCTGGAATCGCCGTGGCGACAATCGAACCCTTGTCGTCTCGGAAAATGATTCTTCCGTTCGGCTCCGTGGATTGCGACAGCTTACCCGCATTGATAAATCCACCACGCTCTAACGCGGCGCGGACCTCCCCCGTCTGCTCGCTCAACGGCGCGTCCCAGTCGAGGTACTTCGCCAGATCAGCGTTGGGCACGTCCTGGCGCATCAAAGCGGTTTCCGCGTTGCGGTAAATCGCGGCCCCCTCACGCTGGGCGCGCATCATCTCTTCTACATAGGCCGGCTCATACTCGCCACTATTGATGAACTTGCTGATGTCGGCTGGGCTTTCATGGAGCATATATCGCTCCATGACTTCCATCGTGGCTGTATCGTGGCGGGTTTCTGCCGCTTTGTACTTCGCCATGTACTGGGCTTCTAGGTCATGCTCTCTCGGCTGGTAGGTCTTCGCGGTATCGACCGCCTGGCCAGCATAGGAGCCAGGCCCATACATCGCAGCGCCCTCACCCTCGCCAATCTTGTCGATCCGGGGACGCCCATGCGGGTATCCCGGCTCGGGCTGCCACTTGTCTGGGCCACCAGTCCAGAACGTGGTGGTGTCGCTCTGGTCGGGCAGCGCGATGGGCGCAGCGGCCACGTTCTCGTTCGACACGCCTGCCTCGCGGACGAGGCGTTCAATCGCCTGCATCTCATACTCGTAGGATTCCGGCCCGGTGGGGTTGAGCCGCTCCATCTCGCGAGGCGTGGCGTAATCCAGAATCCTGTTATCGCTGTTGCTGGCGATATAGTCCTTTGCCGCCTGTTCAGTCGGGAAGACGCCCTCGGCACCGCCTTCCTTGCGAGCGTCAAACACAGTGAACGGTTGATCGGGGAGCTGTTCTGCCCTTGACGGCGCGAGCGGTCCATACTCCGACAAGAACGTCTCCAGCTTACCCCGATCCCACGGCTGGACATAGGC